CCAAAGTTGAAGTCATCTCCAGCAGCCTGATAAATGACGAAAGGTTTGCTTTGATTATCAGCACTACCACCTGAATCAAAGAATAGGCGATAGCGCATGACATAATCGTCAGCATTAGAAAGGGCTGTCCCATTCGAAACTACTTGAATGGGAGTTTGCGAGTAAAAAGGAACAGAGACTTCACAACATTTGTTGTTAACTCCATCCACCATATGGGCAAAGGAACCCTTGGAAGAAGCAAAATTTTCATAATTTGGAAAATATTGCTTTGTGATTTTAGGTTCATGAACTGGTCCATTAACCTGAAGGGATGTTTCAAGATAAGCTCTAACAGCAAATTGCTGGATAGCATTATCTCCAGTGGACGAATTACCAGAAAACGCTTTGAATCTGCGACTACCAGACCAAAACCTATAGATTTTTGAAATGTATTCAATTGGACACTCACAATTAGTGTAAGAACCAACAATTTTGAAATCAGAATCATAGATTGGAAAGGGACCATTGTAAGTGCTTTCAATTGGGTAAGAAACTCCAAAATAAACTGGATCAATGACAACTTGTCCAGAACTCAAATTGTTGGAAGTAGTAGCTTCCTTGAAAACAAAAGGTGTGAATCTCTTCAAAAGAACACGGAAATTGGTTGCTTTTTCACCAATGCAAAGTGTTGAAGCATTGGAGAAAGAAGAATTGGAATTGAAAAACTGAGTAAAAGTGTTTCCGTCCAATTGTTCTGTGTGAGTAGAAGCATCAGTAATAGTTTGAAAAGCTTGTGCTTCTGGAACTACTTGCTCTTCTTCTTCCTCAGAGGCAGGTGTGTTGCTAGGATCTTCTTCTAGCTCTTCTTCAATGACATCTGGAAACTGCATCTCAAGATCCCGCTTTGCTCTCGTAAGAGAAAAAGTGGGATACTGATTTGAACAGGGTCGGAAATTTGAAAAGGATGGCACAGCTAATTCAAAAGAATCACCTGCAGAAATCCATGTCAAAATGTCAACACTGTTGGAAGCAGCACCAGCGGAACGAAGCTGATTAAGAACTTCGATCTGGAGGACGCCAGTAAAGTAATTGAGGTTGTTCGAACCTTCAATTGCTGGACCTGCTTCAGAGGGAGAAGGACCATAAGGGTTGTCGAGAATTTCAGATGTCAAATCTGTGATCAACCATGGTTTTGGAGTGACATAAGGGACTTCAATGTCAATTTCTGATGAAGATGACAAATCAAGAATCCAAGAGTACGCATTGTCTGCATTATAAACTGCAGATGTTGACATTGCTCCCGGGTGAAATGAGATTCGAAGTCTCCCTGTATGAAAACCTGTCTTTGCAACTGAGATTCTATATCGAAGTGAACCATGCCAAAATCGGAAGATTGAGGTTGCAAAAGCGAGCAATGTAGACTCATAACCTGCTTGACTAAGATGACAAATACCGGGACCAACAAACAAGGAGTAAATACGACCAGTTGAAGTAGTACTCCAAGCGTCAGAACGGAGAAAACAAGATTTCTTGCAGACGTAAGAAATATCAAGTTCGTCAATAGATGTAGAGAAGAGATTAGACTCCACAGCGAGACTATTATCGGGTATGACACCAAGATTGACAGAATTATCAGGACCCTCCCCATGTGTAAATCCTTTTGCTGGCACATTATAAATGCATCTTGGTTTTTCAACATCAACTGGCTTGGAATACCCAGCAGCAACTGCAGTTCCTAGCCTTGAAAGCCAAGAGAGTGGTGTCTTGAGAGGGGCCAACATTGGTGTTGAAGCAGCAATGACTTTGCCCAAAGAAGAAGTGACTAGAGAAGACATAGCTTGATGTTCGGATTCAGAAATTTGAGCATGTGGATAGTTCTTATACCATTCATCTTCATCTTTGGAATCTGCTTGAGAAAAAGCAAAGTAGCCAGTTTTTGTGATGTCTGTTTTGAAAATTGCAGAAACGTAGCAATCATCCAGTGTAGAATAAGTTGCAAAAGTTGCAAGTTGGTGAGATGCAGAATTGATTTCAACAAGAGCTTCACCATTATTCACCTTGTAAGACACCTTAGTGTTTGGACCATAGAAGTCAATACGATAACCAACAACAACAAAGAAGTCAGTTGTCAGAACGTATTGGTCAACAGGACACTGAAGAATTCCAGGAATTGAACAAGCAGTACTGCTATAAGCAGCATCTGACTTGTAATTCAAGAAAAGGTAGTAAGGTGTAACATATTCGTGACCATCTTCATAAGCCATGATTGAATTTGCTCCTTGAATCATGGTCATTGAAATGTTACTATCAGGTCCTGACTGAGACATATCAGTTCCAAGCACACCAGTATAACCTTGCAAAGTTGTAATAACAATGTTATACTCAGCAGGTGCATTTGGATGTTGAACAGTTGTAGCTTTAAAAACTGTTCCTACTGGAACCATTATGCAACTGACAGGTGTGTTAAAAGGTGTTGGAAAAATTGCAAATGATTCAGTTGCAATTGCTTTGTCAACACCATCACAAACAAGTGTTTTACTTCCCCAAAAGGTTGATGTAACCTTACCAGGAGCTGCAGGTGATGCTGTTGGAACTTCAAACAAAACGTTCTGACGAGGAGCGATAGCATACCTTGTTGCAGGTGGATCCCCCATTGGGACGCCAGTGGGGAGTTGAAGATCAATGTCTTCAAACCAAGCAAAAACAGAAAGTGAAGCATCAGAAATTGTCAATGGTGAAAGAACAGTGAGAAACAAATCTCCCATAGTTCCTTCGCCAGAGGTCAAACAATAGTGAGACATAGGTGCACAATACGGAATTGTAAATTCCGCAGGTTGACCTGATGCAACATCTAATTCAACACCAGGATATCCGGTTTTGCAAGCTAAATTATCAGCAGCAAACTGTGTTCCTGAAGCAAGTTCATAGGGTGAAAACCAAATCCAGAGCTTGCCTTGTGAGAATGCTTGGGCATTCACCATGACCCTAACCTTAACATTGGCACGAAAGTAAGTAAAACCTTCTAGCTTCTTAACAATGTTTTGAGATCTATTCAAAATTGCTGAGGGAAAAGAAAATACTGAATTTGCTAAAGATTCAGTGGGCGGTTCATTCCTATTCTTTGCAGTAGACCACAAAGAACTAGAATTAGTGAGCAACACTGGTCTAGACAGAACATCAAGAATTCCATGATTTCTGTTCTCTTCAGCAAACGACTTCCAAGGGGAAGAAGAAGCTGGCATGAGCTTTGCTCCTGATACAACTGGTGTATCATCAGCAAATGTTGTGATTTGATGTACCTCATTGGCCATCATAGGATCATTATTTTGTTCCATAGCAATCAACGTAGTTTGAAAACTCCTTAAAGTTTGATTAAACTCTAAGTGAAAATTTGTCGGATTAGTAGCCTATATTTTAGAACCCACACACCAATCAATATAATTTAAATAAATTATGGTTCTAACCTACAAAACGAATCTAAATTACTAAAATTGCAGGTCAACTTTGGACCGGGCTTTGCTGTAAGATTTTTAACGACAATTTAAATCTAACCCCTAGCCAAAGATTGTACAATATTACATCATCATGCCATAGGACTCACTAAACTTCATTGCATATTCATCATATGTAAGAAGTTGTGGTTGCCTATTCATACATTCAATGCATGCACGCCTAATTAAGTCAACACTTCTTTCAAACACTTCTCTTCCATGAAGAGAAAGTTCCATTGCAGAAGTCTGACAATTAACAGCACATGCTTCTTCAACATCAAGTTCACCACGAATCCAATTAACCATTTCCATGCAAACACCATATTCAAGTGGTGCAGTGTAGAGAAATCGTTCAGGATCCCAGTGAAACTTGCGTTTCAAAAATGAAACATCTTCAAGTTTGCGACAGGCAAGTGCATTCTCAGCACTATTCTTCAATTCATCAGTATATTCCATTCCAATGGTTGCAAAAACTTCAGAAAGAGTATGTTGATTGTACCATTCAATAACACTTGGTGAAATGTTAAGAACATTATCATCCCCATAGGAAATCATTGCAACATTTTCTCGGAAATCCTTCATCGTCACAATTTTTCCAACCTTCTTTGCGCACAACATAAAAACAATTCTGCAAACAACAGAGTTGTACAACGAATTCAGCACAGCGGTTAGAGGGTGACCAGAAGGATGTCCATGAGTCCACAAATAAAGGTTATCCCTTTCAACGTGAACTGAGTTAATCAATTCCTTCCACATGATACGACGAATCTGTGCATTATCTGCACCATCATCATACCAAGTAATGATAAGTTCTCCAATTTCAGCAAGAATCTGCAGGATCAATGTTCCATCAAAATTTCCAAAGTCTCCAGCAACAACATGCTCACCTTTCTTTTTCAAATGTTTTGCCAAATGTGTCCAATCATATGAATATGGATTGATACCAACAGCAATTTCATTGTCAATTCGATTTTCAGCAATATGTGCACAGAAACCAAGGAAATACTTTCTAAAAGCAATTACAAAATCCATTGGACCAGCTGCAAAGACTCTAGTCTTACCAATTGCAACCTTTTCAAGAGGTCTCCTTTCATCCTTAAGGGTGTCAATCCAAACAGTAGGATATCTCTCATTGCGTAATGCCATGGCCTCACGCTCTGCAATGGCCCTTTCAAGGTCAGGATGCATAAAATATGCATCTCCTTCACCAGAAGTCCATTTTGATTTACCCTTACCAACTTTTTCCTTAACCCATGGATACCCAGGAGAAGAACCTCTATTCAAAGGATTTGAAAATTCATCATCCAGCACGCCAGTTATGGATTCCATATTTGTCAAGACACGTTTGCGTGTTCGATCATTTGTCTGAATCATATTCAAAACATCATTGCAGGCAATCTTAATCAATGTGGGATCCATATATGGCGGTATCTTTCCAGTCTTTTTCAATCCTTTGAGAACAGGGTCAATTGTAGTTCCATCCTCCAAAACAACTCTACGGCTCAATTTAGATGGTGCCGTGATTGGTTCCAATACTTTGCCATAAATTGGAGAGTGCCTAAGAGCTGTTTTGGTTGGTGATGCAATCAAGATCTGAGATTTCATAGCAGGTGTGAAATCACCATCAGGTGTTTCAGAAAGTTCACCATTTTCCTTCTCAACTGAAGATAAATCAAACTTGATTTGTGCTTCTAGTGGTATATCTACCAATGCAGCTTGAATATCTTCAACATTGATGGGAATTGCATAACCTCTTCCTGCAGCATCACCAGCAACATGCATTCCAATGATTTTCTTTGGCAAATAATTGGACATCAAAACCAAAAATGAGCCACAATCAACATTTGTTGTATACATGGTATACTGATAATGTTGGCGCATTTTACGTTTTCCTGTAACACTGTTTTTATCTAGATAGATAACCCCATTGTCAACTGCTGAAACATTTGCAAAGCGTTGGTTAAAAATTGCTTTGTCTTTGATAACAGTTGGTGTTACTAGCATAGAAGGAACACTATTGAATTTTGACATTGTTTCAGAATCTGCCAAAGAAGACATGATGTCTTGATGATCATGAACATTACTTGGAAAAATCAAAATCATCATATCCTTATCCTCACCATCGCGATATTTCAATTCCTGAAATCTCAATGAAGAGATTGGAAGAATATATCCTTCTGGTTTAAAAGGTCCATCAATCTTAATTTCACCCCTTGCTTTTTGAGAAAGCAAGGGTGCAAGATGTGCAACTGTAACAGCTGTACGACCTCGGATAAAGACACAATTAACATGTTGTTGCCAAGTGTCAGCTGGTGTCAAACGGGTGGAAATCATGTATGTATTAGCATACACTTTCCTGCTCAATGTCATTGCATTTGGATCTGTTGCTAGTTCGGCAGAAATGTTGTTTGTCTTATGAAACTCCTGTGAACACTTTTGTTGGTAAAAATAATCATCTTCAACATGATGTTCAGCCATTACTTCCTTGAGAAACTCATCATATACTTCTGTTTTGATTATTGGTTTATGTGTTGTAACACTGTCACCAGATTGAAATTCAGTCTTAATGATAGCTTTGTGCGTTGTCACACTATCACCTGATTGAAATTCCGTCTTAACAACATTTTTATGTGTTGTAACACTGTCACCCGATTGCAATTCAGAAGTAGCCTTACAACGAGCGCAATAATGATGAGGTTGAATCTTCATGGAAACTTCAGGAGTATGAATCACATGTTCATGAAAGAACTTCATTCCACACTTTTCACAAATGTGTGGATGTTTAATTCTTTCACCAATCATCAATCCTTCATGCTCATGAGATAATGCTTCACAATTAAGCAACTTTTCCCTAGCATCCAAATAGTCAAGCTTTGCCTTACGATAAAGAGCAATCTGTCTTTGCAATTCATTGTCACGTGAGATAGCCATTTCTTTGTGAGTTTCATACATTCCCCAACCAAACAAGCCAATTGCAAAAGAAAAGAAAGTTGAAAAAACAATAATCAATCCATGATCATCCTTTTGAAGCCATCTGAAAACATCATCAAGCCAACTAACACAACTATTCTTAAAAGAAGTAATTGTGTTCATCAATTTTTCTTGTACCTTTGAAATTTTGGTACGATGGTAAATGTAAAATGTACAAAAATCATCATAAATGAAACCAAATCGATGATTGGATTGTTGAATGGCAAATTGAATGAAATCCAATTCAGAACCAGATTGAAAACCATAAGATTCTTTTTCAATAGAAGGGTGCCAACACTGCTCATTCAAACACTGATACTGACCATTACGGAAAAAGTCAATTGCTGTTTCAGGATTTTCAAGAATATGTTTGTAATTTGGATTTGCAAAAACAAGTTGTGTCTTAATTGTGAGAAAGCTAACATGTCTTGCAAGAAATTCCAAAACCTTAGACCAATT